AGTGATATTTTGCTCATAATTAACTAGGTTCAGTAGGAAAAGTAACAGAACTCATATCTAAATTACCATCAGAATCAAGAGTTGGGGTGCTACTAGCTGGTAAATCACGCAAACTTTGACGATATGTTTTCCAAGCATCCGCAAGTGTTAAATCAGAACTAGCTCTCCAATCTGTAGTTGCTAATAATCTATCTCTTTCAACTCTTAATAATCTCATTGGTTCTGCATTAGTTAGCCTTGTAACCTCCGCATCTATTTCAGATTCAGTTGGTTTTGTAGAACTGTCCAGCCAATTTAAGCCAGAATATTCTGTACCTGTCCAAGTCCATTCTGTCTTTGGTTTAAGACTAGCCAAAGCATTAGGGTTGTTGTATATCATGCTGCTATCTCCATAAAAACTATACTTGATTCCACACCGTCTACATTATTTTCCTGATAAAGTCTTACAGTTTGACCGCTTTCCAGGCATCTTACACCTAATCTATATGTAGGAGTTGCAGTACCAGGTGTATGCAAAACTTGGTGAGTATGAGGAACATAAGCATATTCAGTTCCAGAAGCACCAGTTACATTGTAAACACCACATAAATGTGTAGATAATCCGTCAGCAGAAGCAAAGTCTCCAAACCTTAGTTGTGACCTTGATCTCATATTACTTGCTCCGAAAACTACTGTATGTAAATTAACTTTAATTAATACTTTGTTACTAGCATTTGAAAGCGTTAAAGCTTGTAACAATCCTGTTACTTCAACATAACTTGTTGATGTTGTTTCATATGAAGCAGCTAATTTTTTCTGTACAACTTGAAGAATTTTACCAGCACCAATTCCCGTTCCAGTTACACCGCTATTTGTAATTGACATTCTTTCAACACCACCAGTTGAAAACTTGATAGTGTCAGCAGCAGGGAAACTTATTCCTGTATCAGCATCATCTCCAGTAATAGCTGGTGCGGACACAGATCCAGCTACTCCTTTAATCGCTGGTGTTGTTCCTGATAGTTCTAAGCTCATAATTAAAGAATAACAAGAGTTGCACCAGTTGGCACGATTACTTCTTTACCTGTATTTATTGTAGGCGATACCGTCATCGCATTTTTACCAGACGTTAAAGTATAGTTTTCTGTAATAGTTTGACCTGTTTCGACAAACACCTGATCTGTACCTCCTCCTGTAGCTCCAGCACCTCCACCAAGTTCTCCCCAACCTGTATTTTTGTATCCTTCAAACCTGTTTTGATCTGAGTTATATCTAAATTGTCCTATTGCTGCTGCTGGTTGACTAGATTGTCCAGGTTGTTGTGCATCCGTTCCTACTGGAATTTTTAGGAACCCATTAGAGTTCATTGCTACATCACCTGTCATTATAGGTGTTGCTGCTACAACATGACCTAAATTATCTAAACTGATATTTCCTATCGTTTTAAACGTACCAGTATCACCCGAAACTGCCGTTGCTATCTTTAATAAGTTACTTGAGGTATCAATATGAGGTTGATAAACAGCTAAGTTTGCTGCTCCTGATGGATCTCCACTAGCACTACTTAAAGTCCTTAATGCTGTAAATATTTCGTTAAGTTTTGTACGGACAGCAGCACCCGTTCCGTTATCAGTATTGTAATTATTACCCGTTACGCTAGTGGTCGATCCTGGTCTAGCCATTTTTAAAAAGTAACATTGATCTTATTGTACTATCCTTTTCCAAAACCGACAGCCGTATATGAGAAATTCTTACCAATCGAAGCATTAGAACTATTCTTAAAATCTATTGTAAATCCCGTTCCAGAAAGATTTGTTATTTCAAAATAATCTCCAGAAGCTAAATTTTGTGCCGTTATATTTACTGATGGTAAATTACTATTGGCTCCTAACAAAGCAGTCGTTCCAGTGAAGAATGTGTTGTCAAAAGTATATGCTGTGGCTGCTGCACTTTGAGTGATATTTGTTTTTATCTCTTGTCTAGCCCCTATTTTAGCAGTATATCCTAATTGAAATACTCTAATATCTTGATCTGGGTCGGTACTTGTAAGAACTGTTCTAAATTGAAAACCTCTTGCTTTAAATGTACCACTTGAAAAAGGTTCAAAAGATGTATAAGTAGGAGAACCAGAGGTAGGATCATCTTGTGTTCTTCGTACAAACAACTGAGCATCCACATCATTAGCCTGTGTTCCGTCAAAATTACCAGTAGTGGGGAAGGCAGATTGTCTTGCATCAAATAAATCTGATGGGAAGAAACCTTCAGTTTTAAAATGTCTTACTAAATCAAGACTAAATATAGCACCCAAATCTAAGGTATCTTTGAAATCATACGTTCCAGAAGGTGAGCTTCCTCCTATATCATCCAATGAAGCAACATCGTCAAATGTTCCTGCAATACTGCCACCAATATCATCAAACAAACCAACACCAGCCAAGTTAAGAGCATCTGTAGCTTCATCTACAGCAGTATTAACTTTTACACCTTGAAACTTGGGAGTATCTAAATCTTCCCTTCTTGTTTGTACTAATAAGCTAGTTGAAGTATCAGCAATGGTTACTACAGCACTACCTTCTCCACTACTGAATCTGCCACCATCATCTTGAAACTTGAGAATGTATTCTCCAGTAATTGCAGGGACTACAGCTTCAGTTGAGTTTCCAGGTACAGCTTCTATTAAATCTACAGCGTTTTCAAAAGTACCAGTTCCATCGGTTCTAGAACTGTCATGTCTAATGTAAACAAATCCACCATGTGTAACATCAAGGTCAGTCGATTTATTCCATTTAAGACGTACAAATCCTCCTGTTTGTTCAGCACTTACTCCTGTAACATCTCCTGGTACAGCAGTCTTTCCAGAGAATGTTTTGGTAAGAGTAGAAGGTTCTGCTGATGCCTCTAATGCTGCGTTTAAACTGAATACTCTAAATTCATAGTCACCTTCACTAGCATCAAATATTGTAAAGTCAGTTCCGTTAACGATAGTACTGACAAAGTTTCCATTGTCTTTACGATATTGCACCTGATATTGACTTACACCTTGAACAGCTTGGTAATCAAGAATAATTTTTACTTTTGCTTTTTGATCTTCTACATAGAAAAACTGAGTTGCACTATCAATCGTAGGAGCATCTTTTAGTGCATTTAGTATCGTTACGTTTCTAACAGGTAAAGTTGATCCATCTTCAATAAATGCAAACTTTCCTGAATTATAAGCCGTTCCAATAATTGCATAATTATCCTTATCTTCAGTTACACTTACAACTCTCCATTGAGAAGTCTGTAAAGTTGTATTTTGTAAAATCCAAATACTATTTGCATTAGGAGCAGAACTAAATGGAGTAGAAGAATCAATCGTAATTACTGCACCTGATATTCCTGTTACACTCTTACTTTCTACCGATCCATCAGACAGGATAACACTAAGTGTTGGACTGTTTGAAGCATCTAAATCTGTATCATCTGTATTATCTACAGTTACAGTCGTGGTTGTTGCGGATTTTATTCTGCCTCCTCTTCTTAGCCCTGCTCTTACTGGATCGCTTACTTCGATAACTTGCCCAGGTCTTACGATAACTCCTTCTGATAATCCAGTAGTAAAATTAATGGTTTCAGTAGAATTTTGTTCCTCAAATAACAAAAATCTTCCTAATCTTGCAGCTTGACCTCTAGAACTACAACCAAAACCAGTAATTTTTTTATGTAAAACTCCATATTTAGCTTTTGCAGAGGCATCTTCTACAGTTTCAAAATCTAATTCTTGGTTTTCCATGTCAAAATAAGACACAGAAACTACAGTCGCTCTTGTTTTTAAACTTGTACCAGAATATCCAAATCCAGGAGATGTAATATTTGATAAATTAAATAGATAACTAGGATCTGTAGGTCTATCTTGTGAAATCGTGAGAGATCCTGCGTTCCAATAACTTATGGATCTCATTACAGAAGTTAATGCTCCTACAACTTCATAAGCATCTTGTCTTGCTTGAAGAATTGTATTGCAGCTAAACCTAGGTTCTTGTCCTCCTGCACCATCATCTACTAAAGCAGAACAATAAACAGAAGCACTATAAAACGCATATTTATCTAGTTGAGCTTCAGTAATATGATCTCCTAATCCATATCTAGTATTTGTTAGTAGATCGAATAATATCCAAGCTGGATCAGAACACCAAACTTTAGCTGTAGTAAGAGTTCCATTAAAGTTTCCTGTATAAGTTATTCTTCCTGTTGCAGCTTCTACAGTTCCGTTAAGAGGTATTTTTATTTTTACTCCACGAACCTTATACATCCGACTTGGAACGGATGAAAACTGTTGCGAGTCAAACCTTAATGCTGCATGAGCAATGTCAGGATATGGTCTTTGCTCATCAATAATCTCAGTAAATCCTTGAAAGAAAAATTCATTTCTTAGTTTTGTTGCATCAGCAGCATCGGCTGTTACTCTTTCAACACTTATTGTTATAGGAAAATTAAGTCCAGTAGGAAGATCAATTCTATAATCTCTGTTATATGCTGAAGAACTTCTTCCCGTTACAGTATCATCTATGGGTGTTGTAGTCGTTCCATTATTTTGGATAATTTTTATTTTTAAATTTACACTTGCACCGTTAACATCTCCATTTGCAGCAAAACTTTGAAGAGAGTTAAATCTTATCGTTGCTCTTATAGCGTTTACATTTGTATTTGTTATCTGTCTTGATACTGGAGTGCCGTTCTCTACCTTGACCCCAACACCTGTTTCAGACTCAATGTTGGCAATGCCAGAAATAAATGTTTGATTTGACGTTCCAAATCTAGGTTCAAATTCTACATCTTTAAAATTAAAATCTGTTGGTTGAGTAGCAGTTGCATCGGCACTAGCTCTTAATACTGGAGTTTTTCCTAAATAAACGTCTTTTAATGCTGCTGTATTGTAATTAGCTGTACCTTTTGTAAATGCTGCTGCTGATGGAAAACCTTCTATTTCACCTTCACTAAGAACATCAACAATAGTTGCAAATTGTTTACTCGATAGGGCACTAGAGGGTAGCGAGGAATCTACTACTACATCATCTTCAGAACGATTAACAATTCCCATTTATGCTGTACCCTTTATCTGTACTGTATCAATTCCTGCCGATACTACTAGAGAGCCAGCAAAAATTTCTCCGTAAATTACAGGTAAAGCAGTTCCAGCCCTTGATGTATTCTGTACTCCACTAAATGAAAAGTTCATAGATTGTGGATCTTCTGAAACTCCTTGAGGTGTAGGAACAGGAGTAAGCATCTGTGCTGCTCCAGATAATGCTAAATAAATACCAAAGTTTCCTGCTGCTGCGGCTAAAGCACCTCCACCAGTAGTACCAAATAATAAAGGACTTCCTCCTCCTAAACCTAATCCTGCTGCTGGTGCAGCAATAGCAAGTCCAATTAATGCTGCTCCTGCTAAAACTCTTCCTAATCCATCCGAACCAGTAACTACAGGTATAATTTTAATTTCCTGTATTCCTGATGGATTGAATAGTTCTGTCTCATCTATCTCATCTTTACCTACTTTTATCTTGTAACTTTGTTCCATCATATGACGTTCTACATTTGGAAAGTTAGCTAGTAAAAATTTTAAAGAATCTATTGGTGTAGAAATATCAGCGTCAAAACTACGTTCACCTAAAAAACGAGCTAATCTCCCATAAACTCTTATTTTACTAAGCATAGCGATACCTCTTCTTTGTACATTTTATTAAATATCCATCATAAGTTTCTCTACTACTCAATCTTTTTCTACAATGTTGAAAAACTGTTTGATCTCCTACATATAAAGCCACATGATCTAATTTGTCTTTAGTTCCTTTCATTAATAACACATCCCCCACTTGTAAATCTTCATTTTCTTCTAATTCTCTAAAGCCTGTTAGTGGTATTTTATCTTCAAATAATGGATTGTCTCTAAATTCTTCTGGAGTTTTTGGTGTTTGCCATTTTTTAAGTTTTATACCTTTGACCTGATCGAACCAGTCATAAATTAAAGTGCAGCAATCTTGGATTCCCCATACCCATTCTCTACCAATCAACCCATTCTTATACCCAGAAGGTTTAAATGAATACCATTGTTCTACTTCTGGATTAACAATATAGAAGGGTAAGTCTAGGTATTCACAACTGGCAAGATCAGCTTGACTAGGAGTTGGAGGTGCTTTGGGATGACTGTGAAATACAGCTATAACTTCTCCTTTATCTTCTGCTTTTACCCAATCATCAGGATCAATTATAAATTGATGATTCATGTCATCTGCTAAATTTTTGCAAGGAAAATACTTTTCTTTTCCTTTGTGAATTATTACAAGACCACACGCTTCAAAAGGTGAATCGTCTTTTGCGTGTTTAAGTGCGATGTCTTTCCAAGTCATCCTACAAACGTACCAATGCCAGGGAAAATATCTCTAGTTGCTATTCTTTTGGGTAGTTTTACGTTTACTAAATCTAATGCTGATATTGCTTCCCATTGAACAATATCTCTATTCTCACTAATTTTTCTATCTAAAAAATAAATTTCTTTAGGAAATTCCGCTGATGGATCGGGTGTTCCATACGGATTTGTGTTGCCTGTAAAATTTACAGCATCTAAATATCTGGCTAAAGTTCTAATTCTTGTTAATTTTGCACCATTTAAATCATTACCAACTGTTGTCTGATTTACGTTTTGCATGATTGCAGTAAGCGTTCCAAAGATATTACTGACAGATATTGTTGGTCTTGGTAAAGTTCCTGTTCCTGTAAATTCAAATCCTTCACATTGAATAGGAAATCTAAGGTAGCTGTTGCTATTCCAGACAAGTTCACTATTAGCGTTCATATTTGAACCATTATGAAATCTATAAACTGTGGCTGACCCATGTAAATTTGCAATAAGTTCTAAAGTGAACAATTCTATGATTGCTCCAGGATTTATTTCTTGTAATGCTGAAACTGGTACTGCCATTAGGGTTCAAATACTTGTTGAAAACTAGCTGTTATTCTACTTCTATCGGAATCAAACATTTCTCTACTAAAGCTAAGACAGATCCATTTGTAAGTTGTAGCTTCATCAGGTGGAGACCAATCAAAAGAAGTACCATTTTTAGCTTCATTTTCTAAGAATGTTTCTATAGTGTCTGCGTCAGTATCATTAACATTAAAAGTAAGAGACCAAACTTTAGGATCTTGATTTAATCCAAAGGTTGTACGTTGCTGGTAGCCATCACCAAATTGTGTGATTCTAAGATTTGGCTGACTACGTTTTGTAGCAGAATATTGTGGATCGAAACTAGGAAAAGTAGCCATTAGCGTGTACTAGCGAGTAGCCCTCCAGGTCTTTGTTGTTTAATAAGTTCGCCTTGAACTGCAACAGATATAAGAGTTCCAAGTTCTTTTGCTTGACTATCATCTCCTTGAACATCTGTTCCAGATGCGTCTACATTAACAACAACACTGGTACTACCGCCACCTCCAAGTTTATTATTTGGCACAATCGTTCCAGATGATCTTGGTACGAAGAGTTCTGGCCCTTTCTCTCCTACAATTGAAGGTTTACCTACTGGTGGTCTACCTCCGTTTGCAAAACCAAACATTTTAAATAATCCACCTGTAACAGTACTTCCCCCTGCATTACCAAATAAGGCTTGATTAAGTGCTATATCTAAAAATTTATCAGCTACATTATTCAACATATCAGCTAAAGTTGATGTTCCTTTTATTAATCCTTTAATTCCTTCTTTTAAATCGTTTTGTATGCCTCTTGTTATATTATCAAAAGCATCTTTTGTTTCTTTTGCAGCTTTATTTAATTTTAATTGATTTATAATTCTTTTTCTTTCTTCTTTATCTAATTCTTTATTTAACAATAATTGAGATTCAAGACTTTGCCTTTCAAGTTCTAGTAACATGATTTTATCAATATCTCTGTTTTCTCTTTCTTTTTCTATTTTTATTAATTCATTTTTTGAATCAATTTCTTTTTCTATTCCTGTTTGTACATTTTTGTTTGATTTGTCCAATAATAAAATTTGTTTAGCTATCTCAGGACTTATACCTTCTTTTCTGATTGATAATAATTCCTTATCTATTTGAAGTTGCCCTTCCATAGACTTTTTAAGGTTTTTATTTTCAACACTTATTGCTTTATCAAATCTTGCTGCATATTGTTTAGCATTTCTTATTTTAATAGTACTTTCTAATATACTTCTTTCTGCTTTAATTCTTTTTTCTTCTATTCTTCCTTGAGCAGTAGTAGCGAAAGAAGATGACATACCAGGGAAATCTGGATCGCTTGGGCGATCATAAAATTCGGCTTCTCTTGATTCTAAATCTCTTAACCTTTTAACTAAATCATCATCTTCCCCTAAATTTTTTATTGCACCCCCTAAATCACCACCTGTAAATAATGCTCCAATTGATTCAGAAATTTTTGCAAATTCAGCTTGAATCTTTAAAAATGTATTGCCTAAAGAATTTGAAAGGTCTTTCATTGATTCAGCAAATCCTCTTAAAGCTCTTACCCCATCTTCTCCAATAATTTTTGCAGTATCTTTCGTTATTTCAGCCAAAGCAGCTTGTTTTCCTTCAAATTGTTCAATTATTTTTATTTCTGACGCTCTTGCTGCATTTATTGTCTTTAATTTTGAAAGACTTTGATCAATATTTATATTTACTGGAGAAAAAGCCTGACCTAATTCGGTCATATTGTCTCTTAAAGTAGTTAATTGCTGAAGAGCAGCAGTAGCAACAAGACCTCCTGCAAAACCTCCCATTTGACCACCCATTTTAGTTCCTGCAAAACCACCAGCAAAACCAACAGCACCTCCAACTGGCCCTTGTCCAAATAACAATGGAAACGCACCACTAATAGCACCACTTCTAAGTGCTGACCCTGTGCTTCGATCATTAAACTTGTCAGGTCTAGTTCCTCCACCACCTCCTCCTACTCCTCTTCTAGAGGTTGCTGCTAAAAGTTTACTGAACTTAACTTGATTAGCCATCTCTTTTGTAGTGGCTTGTTCTGCTTTTAACTCTGTTATTGCAGACTTTATATGAGCTTTTGCTAGTGTTAATTTTCCTTTATCATTTGCTAACGCTGCTCTATTTAAAGCTCGACTTGCTTTATCTGTTTTTAATCCTGCTTCTTTTGCTCTCTGAATTTGATCTCCAATATTCCTAACTCGAACCATTGAAGCTGCTTTTTTTTCTTCAAACCCTGCTGCTTGTTTTTCTGATTTAGCACCACCACTTTTATTTAATTGATTTACTTTGCCACTAACCTTATCTAACTGCTTTGATAATTCCTGTACTTTTTTAAGACCTTTTACATTAATCTCTATATCTGCTCTAGTTGCCACGACTAAACAATAAAAGGTTACTTTATTCTATCTTATCTTCTTCGTTTTGCTTTTTCAAATTCTTTTTCTTGTTCTTCATTAATTACTTGAAAATATGAACTCCAACCTATAATTTCATCTAAAGTTAGATCTCTTACTTCTCTTAAACTTTTTCCTAATTCTTTAGCTACACCAAATTGAAGCATCATTAAATTATCTTTCTTCAACTCAGCAGCTAGTCTTTTGGGTCGATTGTTTCCTCTGTTTCTGTAATAACTGCAAGCATTAATTTCTGTAAATCACTATCTTTTACTTCATTTTTTAACACATCAATTTCTCCTGCATTAAAAAGTTTTCTACCAGTTTCATCTAATGCCTTTGTAAGTAATAACTGTAAAGCAAAGTTATTATTATCATCTTTAGATAACCTTTGTGCTCTATCACGTTCTGCCATTGTTAATGGTGTTACATAC